TCATTAACATATCTTACTTCACCAAAAGCATTACCATAGTCAATGTAATCATAGACTAATAAACTTACTTCTTCTCTAAACTTAGATTCCTTTAGTTTAGTTTTTAAATAAGCTTCAATAGCTTGTCTTTTTTTAATAGTAGAATCTTCTCTAGAAGCTCCTTCCCACTTCATCCAATTGTCATTAGGAAACAATGCATCCATATAGTTTGCATGTAGATTATCCCTAATCTGTGTAAGTTTAGGTAAGGTAGTTTTATTCTTCCAGGGGAGTGTACTATTAGTTGTAGTTGTAGTATCAGTAGCAAAGAGATAGTTTCTTAACTCTCTCCACTCTGTTTCTTTTTCTCTTCTTTGAATCCACCATTGGTTATAAAGTCCAGCCATTACTCTTGCTAGATTTTCTTGTCCAATCGCCTGTTCTATTTCAGCTACTTCACCTGCCATAATTTATTCCTTAATGTGTTATACCACCAAATCTACTATGAGTTGGTAAAGGTTTGTTAAATCCTAAACCTTGTGTCATTCTAAGTTTAGGAGCTAATGATATTGCCATAGCATTAGATAGTGCATCTTTAATATCATCATGTGGTGGGTGCACCATCACTAACTCTTCTTCTAATGTTTGACAGTTACCACCTTTATAATGCCAAACTTGTAAATTATCATACTTTGGTTCTAGTACTGCACCTACTCTCTGTGCTTTGTCTCCTAAGCTTCTAGTAGGTCTAAATTCATCAACTGATAGTGGGATACCATTTGGTTTAAGATAACTGTCCTTGAGCTCTTTAACGATGGTTTGTTGTGCTACTGTGACCTCAGCTCTTATCTTTCTAAATCCCCACTTTTCCCAACACTTTAATATATGTTGATAGTAGTCTACAATTTTTTCTGTTTTAAATCTATCTATATCTAATACATAATAATTAGCTTGGTGGTCTACACCAACAACTACCAATGCAGTATAATCTGCTTGTCTTCTTAAACTAAACGCAAAGTCAATTGCAGCATATATATTTAGTTTTCTATCTCGTATATACCAATCACCATCTTTAACATTTAAAGCAGCTTTATCAAAGTACTGAAAGTTATCTGAGTTTATTCTAGCACTTTCTGTAGTATTAGGGTCATTATAATATTGAGCATAAAACTGTGTAGTGTCAATATACTTTGCTTTAATTCTTGCTAACTCTTTAGCATCAAATCCAAATGATTTACCATCTTTACGTGCTCTTTTAGCCCATAAGAATTCACCATCTGTTTCTACTACTCTTTGAAATAACTCATATACTTCTACTTCAGATTCTACATCACCTTCATCATCATAGTGAGTTTCTTTCATATTAATCATAGTATCATATATATCTTTAGGATGATATCTAGTTCCTACTACCCATTCTTCTGCACCTGGATTTTCAATAGATGCTAATTGTGAATAAGCATTTGCTACTTTCTCTCTACCATCTTCAGAATAAGCATTACCAGGTACAACAATATCGTCAAGAACAACAATATCGGCATGAAAGCCAGTTGTATTACTAGTAAGCCCAACCGCTTTAACTGTAGCATCTCGTATCCCCTCTAACTTTCTTTGTGGGTGGTCAACAGCTATTTCAGCTACTGCCCACTTCTCTCGTTTTCCTTCTTCTGGATGTATCATGTTACTCCAGTACCTACGATATATAGGGGAATCAATTATCTGTTTGATAGCATATAACTGTTTCTCTGCTAAGTCTGCTGTAGCTGATACATACAATACAGTAGTCTCAGGATGGTTAGTTACATACCATGCTGTTCTATATGCAGCTAGTTTACTCTTCATATGTCCACGAGGAAGTAATACTAACTGATTATCTTTTCTATCTGTTCTACCCCACCAACTTATTAACTCTTCATGTACTGCTCCAAGTAATAAGTGTGGTGCTACTAATTTAATAAATGTAAGTAGGTCTGCTTCTGCAGCCTCTCTGATTTGGTCAATCTGAGTCATGTTATCTATACCTTGATGTCTTCTTTGCTACCTTTTTAGGCTGTGCCACATGCTGCTTACCTTTGCGATTACCCTTCGCTTTGGCAGAATTAGTAGCTCTCTTTTCAGCTGGTGTAAGAGCTTTCCAAGCCGCATCAGGAAGGTATCTCTTTTTACCATTACTCTTCTTACCATCAGATGTTCTCCATTTTTGTTTTGTCCATTTAGATAAACTCTTTTGCGATTTAGCCTTAGCCACGGTAACCACCACCTTTGGCTTTATATTGCTTAGCTAACATTTGTGCTTTACGAGCTGACCATTGTCCAGGTTTACCACCTTTACCTCCAGCTTTAATTCTATTGAATAAAGCTTTTCTCATTGAAGGTTTAGTATAGTTACCTGCTTTGTTTACAGTACTTTTCTTTTTAGGTGTAGCCATTATGCCTTTTTCTTTTTATTAGATTTTTTATGTTTGTTAGCAAAGTTTCTTGCTGCTTCAACAGAACCAAATCCCCAAGCTTTAAGTGCTAATGCTTTACGTGTTGGTTTACCCTTACTATCTTTCATAGGACCTTTCATTCCTGCAAATCTAGCAGCAAATGAAACACGTCTAGGATTTGTACCAGACTTAACTGGTGCTTTTAGGTTAGAGCCTTGTGCTTTTGCACTAGCTCTACCCTTAGCATTTAATCCACCTTTAGGATTTTTACCTTCTTTCCTTGTCCATGCTGGTGTCTTAGCCATTACTTCTTCTTCTTAGCTTTTTTCTTTTTAGCCATCATTTTCTTTTTGGCTTCTGCTGCTTTTTTCATTCCTGCTTTTGTATATGGATACTTCTTTCCGTTTACTTCTGGCATATCTATTTCCCCTTTGCTAATTGTCCACCAAAGTAGAACTCAACTATCATTGTTGCCCATTTGAATATTTCATCAAACTTATATAGTCCGTCTACTATTTTAAATTCTGTACCACCACCCCATTCAAAAAACAAAAAACTAGATTTAGGAATGTCTACTGGTATTACAGTTTGTATATCAAATAAACCTGCTATTGGATATACTGCAACTAATGCTAGTATAAAAAACATTAGTATTCTTCGATTCCAAGCAGCCATTGGTGATTCTTTATTAGACTGCTCTCTCGCTTTATCTATTTCTACAGACTTAGCTGCTAATGCTTCTAGCATAAGTTGATGTTGCTCATGTGCTTGTTGTGATTTAATAGCCATTAGCTTAGCAAAAAATCCTAAAGCTATTGGTACTAAATGTGTAAGCAAACTAATCAAATCTTCCAACCTTGACTAGCTGCCCAAAAATAAACTAATGCAGCAACTAGTAATGCTAGTATAGCTTTTAAACTTAGTTTACCAAACTCAGAAAATTTATCTTCTAACCATTCAGTTAGTCCTTCTTTGATAGCCTGTTTAGTTTCTTCTGGACTAGGCTTCACTTGCTTTATTTCCTTCTTCTACCCAAGCTGCGTATGTTTGGTTAGTCTTATCTACTGGAAAAGATGTAAAACTACCATCACCATTATCTATAATAATATGTCTTTGAGTTACATCATTTACACTTTCTGTAGTAATTGTTTTATATGTCATATTATAGCTCCGAATTAAATGCTATGTAATTAGTGCTACCATTAGGAAGAACTGCATACATTTTTTCTGCTGTTAATCCTGTGGATGTAAAATTCATAGTACAAGAATCTGTGCCAGATTCAGCAATAGCAACTGCTGAAAAAGCTGTAACTGCGCCACCTAACCACCAACCTAAACCAGAATAGTCAATAGAAGATGGGTTATTTCTCATGGTAGTTGGAAATGGCACATGACCATACATATTAGTAGTATTTGCTGCCATTGCCCAAGCAACCCAATTATTAGATGAACTAGTGTCCCATTTGTAATAATATCTCTGACACAAAGCCAACTGCTGTCCGTATTGTAAGTGTTCAAATGGTGTTGCAGTTGTATTTGCTTCTAGTTGTACTCCAGTAACATAGAAAGTTGCACTGTTTGTAGCAATTACATTTGTTTGCCCAGTAACTCCTTCTTTTGTTGAAGCACCCCATGAGCCAGCAGATGCTAGTAAAGTGCTTCCAGCACCTAAACTAAAATTCAATCTTAATCCTAAATTATTATCAGTTCTCCATGTTCCTGATGTATCACCTGCAATAGTAACTGTTTTGTATTCCCAAGTATCCGCAGAAGATATAGTATAAGAAAATACATTAAATCTGTTAAAGTCGCCATTAGCTACTGAACCACCAAATGTTCCTGTTACACTTGAACGAACCCAAAAAGATAAAGTTACTGATTGTGCATCTGAAGTTCCCCAATTAAGGTCTGCTATATTATATCCTTCAATCATTTGTTGAACTCTATAAGATGAACCTGAAGCAATCGAACTATCTGCTGTAGTGACTGTTGCTTTTAAAGAGTTTGTAAAATTTGCTGGTGAATTTGTATCTTGTGCTAATGTAAATACTCCAGCAGAAGCAACTCCTCTACCTAACCATCTATCAACATTATAAGTAACACTTGTTGCATTAATAGTAGCTGTACC